ATATTCCAGATTTGCTTCAATCGACTGGTGCTGGTATGGCGGCGGCTATGTCGGGTGGCAACCTTGGTGGCGGTCTTAATAATATTGCATCTCAATTTCTAGGAACTTCCATTAAAGATGTTGCATCAGGCGCTCAATACTTGTTGAGAAATAGTCCATTAATGTCAGGTACGGTAGGCAAGTCTGTTGATATTGCTACTAACCAAACACTGAACCCACGCGAAACTCTTGCGTTCGAAGGCGTCAACTTGAGATCACATCAGTTTAGTTGGGAACTCTTTCCAAACAATACTACAGACTCAGAACGCATCCGTAATATTGTAAGCATGATTAAAAGAAATTCTCTTCCTACAGTAACTGACTTGGCAGGGATACCTAAGGCATTCTTGCAATACCCATCTACGGTAGATATGTATCTACTTGGTGTTAATGAAGATCACTTCGTTAAATTCAAGACATCTATGGTCACTCAATTTACTGTTGACTATGGCGCTGGTGGTGGTGTTGCTATCATGAAGGGTGGTAAACCAGCAGGGGTTACTATCCAATTATCATTCCAAGAATTAGAAATTGAAACTGCGCACGATTATGGTGTGGATGCTAACGAAATCCAAGAAGCCCCTAACCTTGCAGAGAACGTACAGGGGAACGTACCATAATGACAAAATATTTCGAACAATTCCCAATTATAAATTACGAAGGTAGGATGGTGCGTGACATCACACGTAGAAGTAGCTTCACTAAAGAAGTTTCTAATAATCCACTGCTTCACTTGCCATACACTATCAAAGAAGGTCAAAGACCAGAAGATGTTGCGGAGTTTTATTACGGCTCTACAGACTACACTTGGTTGGTGTACCATTCTAATAACATTATGGACCCATATCACGAATGGCCTAAGGCAGAAGCAGATTTTAATAATTACCTCATCGATAAGTACGGTGAACAATCAGGTTTGATTGGCGAAGATGTCGTTGATTGGACTAAAGATGATAATGATGAAAATATCATCTATTATTATAAAGAGGTCTAATCAATGGCAGTAGATATCGTCAAACTCTCCCCCGAATCTTTCAGAACAATTTACCTTCGTAAAGAAGATCGAATTATCTTGCGTACTGAGCAAGGCAGAAAAATTATTATTAAAAGAATTATTCCAGATGAATGGAAGCCTTGGAAAATATACGATCAGGAATTGGTAGACAATAATAACAAGAAAGAAATATTCTTGGTTGATAATCAATTTTTACCACAGATAACACAAAGTTTTGTCAAGAAAATGAGAAGTAGGTAATGGCAGGAACAGGTAGTGGTGAATTCGCCCCATCAGTATGTGAAGTTCTAAACGCAGTCATAACTTCACACTCTGGCGGTAAGAAAGAAGACATAGCACAAATGGTTACTAAGTTCGAGATTAATCAATCTATGAACACAGGAAGTTATTCTGGCAGTATTACTGTACAGGATACTATCGGTATCCTTGAACTTTTTCCGTTGAGATCAGAAGAAACACTTGACCTCAAACTAAAGGGGTATGACTTAAACACTGAAGTCAACTTGAAAACGCATGTCTACAGAATTGACAACATACAAGCCAGTGAAAGTACAGGCACAGTAATATATAACATAAACTTTGTTTCTAATATTACCTATAACGCATCCAAGAGAAAGATCGTTAAGGCATACAAGAGTTCTGTTAGTGATATTGCAAAAAATATTTTTAATACATATTTTGCGAGTTTAGGCACAACTGATTATCTTGATCCAAACGACAGAAGCAGAACCTTAGAATATGCAACTGCAAGACACGTTATCTCTGAGGAGCCAGACAGAAGCTTTTTTGTTCAACCCACGACAAACATGACCCAATGCGTCATACCAAATATGATACCAACAGAAGCCATGAGCTTTCTATACACTCAAGCATATCAACCAGAAACACCTTCAAACTCGTTTAAGTTTTTCGAGACTTTGAAAAATTATTATTTTGCGACTGATGAGTATTTCATCAAGACTGCTAAACGCAAAGACCTTATAAATTTATTCTACGCCCCAGCTTCTTCAGTTGATGGCACTAGACCTTCTGACCAAGTAAATAGGGTTGAGGAATTGCAAATTTTGTCCAGAGGCATCGACACTGCTTCTGATATATTCTCTGGTGCATATAAGAACAGAGTTATGGAACTTGATTTCGTGAGAAGAAAGGTAGTCCAACATCCTTTTGATTATTCTAAAGATGCACGTTACATCGATATGTCGGGTGACCCACGCAATCTTGAGGACAACCCACACACAGAACAATTCAGAACCGATACATTTACTGACGAAAATGCAAAAGACTTCATCGTATTTAAAGATTACCAACAAAGTGGTGACATATCTAGGAATTCTTTACATACAGATAGATTTATGCCCCAAATTATTTCCAATAGACTTTCATATGCCGCACACCTCAATGCTACTAGAGTGTCTTGCCTTATGAAAGGTAGAATAGATATTATGCCAGGAATGATTGTCAATTTAGATATTCAGAGTTTGGATGGGATCAGCAATATATCAAGAAACGCAACTCTTAGCGGTAGGTACATGGTACAATCAACACGTCACATTCGTGATGATCAGAATGTGTTGAACGCCGTATTAACATTAGTTAAGTTTGATTGGAGTAAAGGTGACGTAGAATGAGTGATTATGGATTAGGCATTAAAGACCCATTGTGGTTTGTTGGAGTCATCGAAGATAATGATGACCCAAGAAAAGAAGGTAGAGTTAAAGTAAGAGCTTTCGGCATTCACGGAACCAACAGAGATGTTGCCACTGAGGATTTGCCTTGGGCGATATGCATTCATGGCGGCTATGATGTTAACATTGTTCCTAAGATGAACTCTTGGGTATTTGGTATGTTCTTGGATGGTCGGGGCGCACAACAACCAATGATATTTGGTGTAATTCCTTCGCAGATGACACAGGTTATGAACCCTGAGGTAGATGGGTGGGGTGCTTTGCCGAAAAGTCACGGTAGATTAAACGCAGAAGGTAGTGACCCAGAGAGTTTCGGACAGCCACAAAACCACAGACTTGCACGTGGTGAGTACATCGATGAGACTTATGTTCTACAGCAACAAACTATGCGTACTAAAGAGGTGCGTGTGGCTGGTGATGACCCAAACAAACAGTGGTCTGAACCTTCTACAGCCTACAATGCGTCTTATCCACACAACAGAGTTATTCATTCTGGCGACAACTCAATTGAAATCGATAGTACACCCGGTGCTGAAAGAATTATGATCTGGCACACGTCTGGCTCATACGTTCAAGTAGATTCGGTTGGAACAAAAACAGATAAAGCAGTGTCTGATAAGTATGAAGTTAATGACAGAAATCAACACGTTTCCGTTTCTGGAATGAGTACAGTTACGATTATGGGCAACAGTTACGTTTATGTACAAGGTAACAAGATTGAAGAAATTCAAGGTGATTTACAACAGCTAGTACACGGCAACCATTTACTTTCTGTTGGCGGTCAATCGACAATGCAAGCGGGCAACCAAGTACAAATTCGTGGTGCTGATGTTAAGATGGAAGCCAACGTAGGTACTATGTCTATCAGGGCTGAGAAAGAACTACAGACTGAAGCTGGAATTGGTTGGTATGCCAAAGCACCATTCATTTGGTCTGAAGCAACATCGAATATGAATGTCAAAGCTAATAATATGAACTTGTTTGCCACAACAGAAATGAATATAAAGTCGGCTGATCTTAATATCATCGGTACAGGAACCGCTGATATGAGAGGTGGTATACTAAAACTTGGGTCTGACGGTAAGTTGTCTGTAAGGGGATCGACTGTTTATGTAGATGAAATTGTTCGTATGGCTGAAGGTGGGGCAGACACTGCACACGCTGATGGTGATATTGCTACTGCCGAAGCATCTAAGGGTGCTACGCCAGTAGAAGCACCAGAACCAGTTGCACTTAGTACATCAATCGCACCAAAAGACTTAGATTCTGTTGGTAGTGAGGGAATTGCTTCACAAGATGATAGTTCTTCTGATGAAGGGACGCTCGTTTGATGATAAATAAAGTAATAGTGTCTAAGGAAATTCAGTAATGGAAAAACAGCTAACCAATCGTGATTGGTGTTTAAGTCCAGAGGAAGAAAAGGTATTTAAAGCCTCACCACAAGCTGTGGGTAATGCTAATGGCGAGTACGCTTTAGCACAAATTGCTGTATTCGAAGAATCATTTAAGCGCAATATGATTGCTGATGGAGAAACTAACCTTGTTGTTCTAGCTGTTAATAAATACGGCGATGCTTTTGATACGAACCTAAAACTAGTAAACCAGTTTATCAACACTTCAAACTTTGCAGTTGACAACCTTCCTAATTACGCATTACTTAATACAAGAATTGCAAACGGTCCGATATCTCAGATTGAGTTTGCCCAGTTTATTACTGAATTCAATTACACACCCACTTCAGCAAACTTTTCTGCAAATCAAAACCCACCTAAGTTCTTAGGAGAACTTGATGATTTCTACAGAGGTAGTTTTGCAGATAGTATTATGGGTGGCTTCTGTTCAGTTCTGCCAAACGTCTTTGGTGCGATAGGTGGCTTCTTTATTATTATTGGTCAAGTCGAAGGTCTTATTTCAGATGCTATGGCATTTATTGCCAAGATTAGAAATATCGAAGACCCAATCAAGGCATTGTTTGAAGCAATTAAAGTTAAGGCGCTAATCGAAGCAATCAAGAAAAAAATAACCGATACTGTTATGGGTGCTATAAATAAGATACAACAGGCTATCCAAAACTTTAGTATGGCTGATGTTATGGGCAAGGTCGAAAGTTTTATTGAAAATAAAATTGTTGCTAATGTGAATGCACTCAAAGATCAAATCCAGAGAGTGTTCAGCGCAGAAAATTTAGCCACAATACAGGCTAAAATTACAGGCATGATTGATTATGCGGTAGGGTTGTTTGACAACCCATCACTGTCTGAGATTATGTTTCTGATGATGCGTATTTGTGGTTTTGCTGCTGGGGTAGAGGCGATCATTAGTGGTACTAAAGCACCTCTTGATCGTATTGCAGAGGAATTTAGAGAAGCACGTGATATAATAAGGTCAGCAACTGGCAAAACAACCAGTGATGTTGTCGCTGCTGGTGGCATTAGGTTTACTGATGAGGAAAGAGCCGCAAGAACACAAGAGGCGAACGAAATTTGGACACGCCCTAATTCTGAGATCACGACAACTTCATTACCTGATGTGGATTTGATAACTGATAGAACTGCACCACCATCTATGCAAAGCACTGCAACAATCTCAGAATTGGATGAGTTGCCAAGTTGGACAGAAATTCAACTTGGGGGACATCCTGTTTTCAATCCAGTTGGTGGGTGGGTAAGTAATTATTGGCCTAATGATCCTACTAGAACTCCAATTCTTGGTTCTTTAGGTTGGACAGGTGGAGCGCCACATATTCAAGAAACGAAGATAAAACTATTGAGATTAAACAAAAGAATGAATGAGTTGCACCCAGGGTTTGGTTCTTTTAGGCTTACCAGTCTGTATAGAAATGAAGAATACCAAAGGTATCTAAGAGCAAAAGGAACCAAAGGCGTTGCGAGACATTCCCAACACCTTGAGGGCAAAGCGGTTGACATAAAGGTTTCTAGTTGGACTAGACAGATGAGATATGACTTAGTTAATGAAGGAAGAAGATTAGGGTTTACTTCTTTTGGGTGGTATCGTGCTAAAAACTTCATCCATTTGGATTGGAGATCGAAAAACATCGCAGAGTGGGGCGCAAAATGGTAGTAGCATTAGTTACAAACAAGAAGAAAAAGATTTCGATATACGCGGATTTCAAGAAAGACCTTGAGATCAGCCCATTGTCTCAGGACTTGACTGTATTCAAAGATGAAGATGCCGTTAAGGAATCCATAAAAAATCTACTTCTCACTGATCGTGGTGAAAGGTTAATGCAACCGACAATCGGCGGCAACCTTAGAGCTATGTTATTCGAAAATATAACCCCAGGGGTTTTAACTCTTATAGAAGACCAAGTACGCACAACTCTTGAGTTGCACGAACCAAGGGCAGAAATAATTGATGTGGAAGTTTCGTCAAACTTAGACGATAATGTGGTCAAGATTAGAGTTCAATTTTACATTTTAAATAATCAACAGCCTATATCGGTTGATGTATTTTTAGAGAGGACCAGATAAATGGTTAAGCTAAACATTTCAGAACTAGACTTTGAGGCAGTAAAGTCACAGTTCAAAGACTATCTGCAATCTCAGACGCAGTTCAAAGACTATAACTTTGATGGATCGAACATGTCTGTGTTGCTTGACGTTTTGTCTTACAACACATTCCAAAACAACTTCTACACCAACATGGCGATCAATGAGATGTTCCTTGACTCTGCCGTGATGCGCAACTCAGTTGTTTCACACGCCAAAGAATTGAATTACCTTCCACGATCAAGAAGATCAGCAAAGGCTGTAGTGACGGTTACGTTCACAGATTCAACAGCAACAGGTCAATCAATTACAATTCCACAATACTCACCATTCACGACGATACATAATGGCGAGAACTTTGAGTTTGTTACTGATCAAGCATATGTTGCTAAGAAAACTGCACCTAACACATTCGTTGCTGAGGGCGTAGAAATCTTTGAAGGTCAGATGTTGGCAAGCTTTGAGCGTGAGGGTTTCTTCGTTGATGAAGATGGTATCTTGCGTGTTGTACTGTCAAACGAAAATGCTGATACAGAATCTATCTCAGTGTTCGTGGATGCTGAGGCTACAGAAAACGAAAACGTATTCTTGCGTAAGAACGACATCTTTGGCGTTGGAGCAACCGATAAAGTATTCTACATCGAACCATATTACGATGGTCGATATACAATTTATTTTGGTAACAATGTTTTTGGCTTCCAACCAGCAGAGTTCGAAGACATTAGAGTTCGCTACAGAATTACTTCTGGTACTGAAGGTAATGGTGCTAAAACATTCTCAATGGCTACCAACTTTGGTAGTGCTGTAGTAACAACAACCCAACTAGCGGCTGGTGGTGCTGAGAGAGAAACTATTGAAAGCATCAGATACTTTGCTCCTAAGAGTTTACAAATCCAAGAACGTGCAGTTACTACATCTGATTACGAAATTCTTTTGAAAACGCAGTATCCAGAAATCCAAGCGGTTGCGGCATATGGCGGTGAAGACCTTGATCCACCACAGTTTGGTAAGGTTGCTATTTCTGTATACCTTGGTCAGGGGCAAGAGAGTTTGTCTAATACTCTTTCTAACACTTACATTCAGTATTTGAAAGAGAGAAGCCCACTTGCAATTGAACCTATTTTTGTTGCAACTCAATTCATGTATGGATGTGCGGTTGTTGATTTGTATTACAATCCTAAGCTAACACGTAAATCCACTGGTGACATCGAAACATTGGCAAGAAACGCTATCGCGGATTACAATACACAATATCTTGATGACTTCAACACTCAGCTAAGACTTTCAGTTCTTTCTGCGGCTATTGATAAAATCGACATTTCAGTAACAAGTAACGACATTTCAGTTATGCCTTACATTGAGTATTCACCACCAACTAATATTTCGCTGAACCCATCATTCAAATTTGTTGCCAAGCTAATCAAGCCATATCCTTTTGATGAAACAAGAGGCTTTGCGACATACAAGCCAGCAATTAAAACTGGTGTGTTTTCATATAACGGCTCGAATGTTTACTTACAGGATGATGGTGTTGGTAATATCCAAATCATTACTAGCGACGTTGCTAACCCTAAAGTTGTTAAGCCTTCTATTGGCACAGTAAACTACGACACAGGCGAAGTCAATCTAGTTGGTTTTATCACAGATGGATATGTTGGTTCTGGTATTAAGTTTATGGCTAGTACGGTAAAGAATGATATCACTGCCCCTAATGGTAGAATTTTTACAATGAAAGACTCAGACGTAACAATTAATTTAATTGAGATGAAATAATGTCAGACATCGAAAAGAAAATAGCATTTAAGATACCTCAACAGTTTCCTGCGATATATCGTGAGGAAAATGCTGAGCTAGTTCAGCTTGTCCAAGACTATTATGAGTTCCTAGAAACTACACCTAATCAGGGCGTCTACAATTCAAGGCGTATGTTCGAATATAGGGATATCACAACTACTCTTGACAGCATGATCATTTTCTTTCAGAAAAAGTATTTGAGTGATCTCCCATTGCTTGAAGACGCCAGTGTAAGAATTGTAGTCAAGAAAATCCTAGACCTTTATAGAAGAAAAGGCTCTGAGAGTGGTATTGTTCTATTCTTCAGAATGTTCTACAATGAAGATGTCGAGATTAATAATCCAGCGCAATTTGTTTTGAAACCATCTGACTCTAAGTGGCAGACTGGTACATATCTTCAGATGGTTCCTAATTCTGGAGTTTTCTACGCAAGAGATGGCGTCACGTATTATCAGTACAGTGACCTTTTGGCTAAGAACATCACAGGATCGACATCGGGTGCTAAAGCGGCTGTTGACAAAATTAACTTCATTCTTCTGAACGGAACGCTAACGCCAATTCTTTACCTCACTAACGTAAAGGGCATGTTTGCCAAGTACGATAATATCATGGCTAGAATTGATGGTCAGGACGTTTCTTTTGGTGTTCTAAATGGTTCAGCGTCAGAACTCCACATTGATTTGGATTATGGTGGCACAACAGGAAACGCTATCGGTGACAAATTTAAAATTCAAAGTAAGTATGGCAACGGCGGCGAAGTCATCGTAACAGAAACTGAAGACAAGTT